CGCGGGGGGCCGGTCGGCGCGGATCGCGAGCCCTACTTCCGGCCGGGAGCGAGGAACGGCTATACCACGTACAAATGGGAGCCGATACGCGGAGCGCAGGAGACTATCGAGAAAAAGATTAGCGATATCTGTATCAGCATGAGCGCCGCCGATTACCTACAGCTGCCGAAGCGAATCGACAATGTGATTCCCGTGACGCTGTCTGCCACTGAGATGGCAGCATATAAGCGCATGGAGGAAGAGCAGCTACTCCGGATAGACGATGAGGACATTGTGGCGCTTAATGCAGCGGCGGTCATGGGAAAGCTTTTGCAGATTGCAAATGGGGCCGTTTACAGCGTGGACAATGTACCGGTAAAAATCCACGAGGCGAAACTTGACGCGCTGTCGGAGATTGTCGACACGACCGATAGCCCCGTACTGGTCTTTTATAGCTACAAGCACGACCTCTCCGCAATCCGGGGAAAAATTCCGGAGGCGCGGACGCTGGAGACCGAAAAGGACATTGCCGACTGGAATACCGGAAAGATAAAAGTGCTGCTTGCGCATCCGGCGAGTGTCGGCTACGGTCTCAATCTCCAAGAGGGCGGGCACACAATCGTTTGGTACGGCCTCACATGGAGCCTTGAGCTATATCAGCAGGCGAATGCGAGACTGCACCGGCAGGGACAGGAAAAGCCGGTAATCATACATCACCTCATTGCCACCGGCACAGTCGATGAGCAGGTGATGAGGGCTTTACAGAGCAAAGACGTTACGCAAGCGTCCCTCATGAGGGCGCTGAAAGAGAGGAGAGAGCATGGAGGAGCTTAGATTGACGATTGAGGATTCTTGGGATGAAAGTTGCCGCATGGTGTTTGACCTGGACGAATTTTTGCCGTGCAAGACGGTGCGATTTAGGCGCTTTCTGAAGCTTATTGACCGGTCCGAGCCGTACTATCGCCCGCAGCGCTTTAAGCAGCTGAGTGAGCATCTTACGCGCCGTGAGGCTGAATACGCGGAGCTCTGGAGGATTGCGAGCAAGCGCTGCATCGATTATCAGACCGAAGCAAACGAGGCGAAGCGGATGGCGGAGACAGGAAAACGCCCGTCCGGAGCTACACTTAGTCCGGAAGAGCTTAAAAGAGTGAAGGTCTCCGCAAAAGAGCTTTCAGCGAGCTACAAAGAGACGCTCCGGTGCGTGAAGCAGGCGAAGGCAAATAAAGAGCTTTGCGGGGACAATTTGGATTTGCTTCGAGAGGAGGGAAAGAGATGGATGTAAAAGCTTACTTGCAGCGACTCCAGCTATTGGACACCGTGATCAATCAAAAGCTTAGGGAACTGGAGTCGCTTAGAGCCTTGTCGACCTGTGTCGCGGGCTTCGATACCTCGAGAGAGCGGGTACAGTCGAGCGGCTCCGGAGAGGCGGCCTTTGTGACACCGGTTCTCCGGATAATCGCCCTTGAGCAGGAAATCAATGCGGAGATTGACACCTTCGTCGATGAGAAACACAGCACCATTCGGCTGATCCAGAAGCTTGATAATCCGCTACAAATGGATGTATTATACAGGCGGTATGTCGAGTATCAGAGCTTCGAGCGGATAGCGGCAGAGATGAATATCGCGCCGCAGCACGCTTTTGTACTACACAGAAAGGGGCTTAAGGCACTTGAGCAATATGCAATTATGCAGTAAAAATGTATATAGTAAATGTTAGTAAAAGCATAGTGAATGTTATATGTCAACTGTGTTATAGTGTAGAGTGAAGAAGGTGACGGAACTCCGTCGCCTTTTTTATTTCCCGGCGGGATTCTCCTAGCCTGGTCTCGGGATGGACAGGCGACCTCCTGCCCGCCGGGGATTTTTTTTATTTCAGAGAAAGGAGCTTGCGATGGCAAAATTGACAGAGCGACAGCGAAGATTCTGCGAGGAATACCTGATTGACGGCAATGCGGCGCAGGCGGCTATCCGCGCAGGGTACTCGAAGCGGAGCGCTACGGTGGTAAGTACCACCCTCATGAAAAACCCTCGGGTGCAAGCACACCTGAAAGCGCTATTGGATGAGCTGCATTCCGCGAAGGTTGCGAACGCGCAAGAGGTCTTAGAGTATCTAACCTCTATCATGCGCGGTGAGCAGCGCGAGCAGACGCTGCAGCTGATCGGCGACGGCATGCAGGACATCACAGCGATTGACGTAGCCGCGAAAGACCGGCTGAAAGCCGCGGAGCTTCTCGGCAAGCGGTACGGAATTTTCAAAGAAAATGTGGGCGTCACGATGGACGCGGTGGTTATCGTGGATGACCTGAAAGAGTAGGAGGCAGCATGAATTCATATCAGGCAGGACAGAAACTCCTGTGCGGCGGATACACGGCCTATACGCCTGAGGGCAAGGCCTACTTCGTCCGCGCAGGAAGATACTATAAAGACCCGCTCCCCGGAGACTGGGTCTACTACTACAGCGCCAAAAAGCAGCGCATTGCGCACGTGGGCGTCGCCGTCAAGGTCGAGAACCTTCCGTTCGGCAGAATCCGGATGACGGCCGCAGAGGGCAATACCTCCGCGGGCAAGTATTTTTCGCGCGACGGCGGGTGTGTGGCGCTGAAAACCTATGTTTTTTCACCCTCTGAGGTCGGCGGTGGTCACCTCATCGACGGCTTCGGTCGCCCGCGCTATGGCGCTGATACCTGCACAGCCGAAGAGCTGATTGCGGTGGCTCTCGGAGAGGTTGGCTATGTCGAAAAGGCAAGCGCCTCTCAGCTGGAGAGCAAGACCGGCAATCCGGGCGATGCAAACTTCACGAAATACGGCGCATGGTACGGCATGAACGGCGTGTATTGGTGCGCTGAGTATGTGAGCTGGTGCGCCTACACCGCTTGCGCAAAGCACAGGGAAAACGCGCATACCGGCTGGCAGCAGCAGGGCAGCGCGTGGCAGTACATCGACGAAAACGGCACGCTTGTCGCAGGCCGGTGGAAGTATATCAACGGCCGGTGGTATGTTTTCGACAACGCCGGAAGCCTTATCCGTGACTGCTGGTTTCAGGATGCCGCGGGCTGGTACTACCTCGCCGGAGACGGCGGTATGCTTGCCGGGCAGTGGCTTGAGTACCAGGGCGCGCAGTACTACCTCACGAAGACCGGCCTCATGGCGAAGGACGCCTATGTACGTGGGACGCAGCCGTCGGTTGGCGGAGCGCCGTATTACTACTACGTAGGAGCAGACGGCCATTGGGACGCGACAAAAGACACAGAGAATCCGGACACCGGAGCGGACATCGCAGTATGACCGCTCTTTTTTATTGCATGAAAGGAGGCGGTGCCCCTGACGCGATTATCTTTGCAGGAGCTTGTGGGCACCGGCTACGCGGATTTTTGGAAGACAAAAAAGCGTTACCGTGTGTGCAAAGGGTCTCGTGGATCCAAGAAAAGCAAGACGGCGGCGCTTAATCTGATATTCCGGCTTTTCCAGTATCCGGAAAGCAACGCGCTTTGTGTGCGCCGGTACTCAAATACCCTTCGCGATTCGGTCTTCTCTGACCTCAAATGGGCGATTCACCGCCTCGGAGTAGACGCGTATTTCGACTGCACGGTGTCGCCGATGCAGATTACACGCCGCTCCACGGGGCAGAAAATCCTTTTTCGCGGACTGGATGATGGCCTGAAGATTACATCGATTTCGGTCGACTACGGAGTTCTCTGTTGGGTTTGGGTAGAGGAAAGTTTTGAGCTTGCGAACGAAGATGACTTCAACAAACTCGATATGTCAATCCGCGGCGAGGTGCCGGACGGGTATTTTAAGCAAATCACGCTGACCTTTAACCCGTGGAGCGCCACGAGCTGGCTTAAAAAGCGATTCTTCGACACGCCGGACGATGAGGTTTTCACGAAAACCACAACTTGGAAATGCAACGAATGGCTCGATGAAGCCGACCGCGCGATATTCCGGAAAATGAAGGAACAGAATCCGCGCCGCTACCGCATTGAGGGAGACGGCGATTGGGGAATCGCAGAAGGCTTAATCTACACGAATGTCGTATATGAGGATTTCGACATTGACGCGCTGCGGGCAAAGCCCGGCATGAAATCAGCGTTCAATTTGGACTTCGGTTTTACGGACCCGAACGCTTTTGTCTGTGAGCTGGTCGATGACGCGGAGAAGAAAATCTATGTTTTCGATGAGTGGTACCGCTCCGGAGCGACAAACCAAGAGATTGCAAAGGCAATTATCGAAAAGGGCTACGGCGGGCAGCGTATCGTCTGCGACAGCGCGGAGCCGAAATCCATTGCGGAACTTAGGCAGCTCGCCCCTCGCTTAAAGGTCGCGACAGCGTGAATCACGGCATTCAATTCATTCAGAATTTTCAGATTGTCGTGCATCCGCGTTGCATCGAATTCAAGAAAGAAATCGAGAATTACTGCTGGGCAAAAGGCCGCGACGGGCAGCCGACAGACAAGCCCGACCACGAGTTTTCACACGGCATGGACTCCATGCGATACGGCATTGGCGTGCTATACGGCGGTGCAAGGGCGGAGCCCGGAAAGGCAAGACTATGAGGAGAACGGACGATTATCCCGATTACAGCGAGTACATCGACTATATCGACGAAAACGGCTTTACGGATGACATCGTAAACCGCATTATCAGTGCGCATCAGCTGAACCGCTGTCGCACGAAGGATTTATACGAGCGGTATAAATGCTATGAGGACAAGGTGCCCATCTTTTCGCGCACCCCGCGCTTCTCGGATGAGCTTAAGGACGACAGCGGCAATGCAGTCCCGCAGCTGAATAACAAGGTCAACAATGACTTCTTTGGCGAAATCAATGATGTGATGGTCGGTTACTTTGCCGGAAAGGCTGCATCCTACAGCTATGCAGAGGATGAGAGCGCGGAGAGCGCGACCGGCGGAGAGGCTGCCGTTGAGGCAGCGAAAAAGGCCCTCTCGGAGTTCGTGACACGAAACAATATGTACGATGTAAACCTTGAGGTTACAAAGTTCGCTTCCGTGTGCGGCTATGCCGGAAGGCTTTTCTACATTGACCGGCACGGTGATGAGCGCGTGATGGTCGTGCCGCCGTATGAGACCATCGTGCTGGCGCGGGATAAAATTCAAGAGCCTGACTACGCTGTCCGGTACTACGCTACGACGGGCATCTCCGGCGCAGATGTGTGGCACGCGGACGCCTACGACGGGCATAGCGTGCATCACTTTGAGGGCGCTCTCGGTAATTTCATTCGCTCCGGAGAGGAAGAGCACCTTTTCGATTTCTGCCCGCTCCAGGCAATCCCGCTGAATGGTGAGATGCTCAGCAGCGCAGAGCGTGTCATGGCGCTCATCGATGAGTACGACAAGACCGTCTCGGACAACGCGAATGATGCGGAGGGCAACACGCACGCGTTGCAGGTCCTTGACGGCATCGGCGAACTTTCCCAGGCGCAGCTTGCGGGGGTGGAGCGCTCCGGAGTGCTGCAGATTAGCCCCGGATACGCGGACGGCGCGCACAGGGTGTACTACCTCACAAAGGATATCAATGACAGTTTTAACGAGCATCACCTCGACCGCCTCGAGCGAAACATCTATCGCTTCTCCAAAACGCCAAACCTAAACGACGAAACCTTCAATGCAGCATCGGGCATCAGCCTCAAATTTAAGCTCACAGCTTTTGAAGCGAAGTGCGGCGCTTTTGAGGCGAAAATGAACAGCGCGGACGTGTACATGTTCCGGCTGCTCGGTTCGGCCTTTATGAAAAAGAGCATTCCTTTTGACTACCTCCAGGCGTACGTTGAGTACAAGCGCAATTTCCCGGTCGATGTGCTCTCGGAGGCGCAGGCCGTGCAGGCGCTTATCAATGCAGGCGTGCCGGATGAGATTGCCTACAATCAGCTCTCCGCGGTCGACGATATCGACTATCTGCTTGCCCTGAAAGAGGAGCGGCAGCAGGACGCACTGAACCTTTTCGGGAAAGCCCCTGAGAGCGACGAGACGGCCAAGGAAGGCACGGTAAGCAAAAAGGGAATGAATGTACCACCCGAGGGCGGTGAAGCTGAATGAGCGGCACGAGCGACGCGCTGAATCGGTATCTAAGCACAGTCCGGAGAATCGAAGAGCACAGAGAGCAGAGCGCCGTGAAAGAGCTCAAAAAGCTTTATCGGCAGCTCATGAAGGAGATTGGCGAGCGTGTCGCTGAATCGTATGCGCGATATGCGGATCCGGAGACGGGCGCGATTGACTACGCTGTGCTGCACCGTGACGGCATGGACGTGAGGCTCTTAGAAGAGATTATGCGGAGTACCGGCATTGCGTCCCTGGAGGAATGCAGGATCATAGAGCAGCTCGCCAAAGAGAGCTACGCAAAATGCTATGACGGCATGGTGTCGGCGGTACAGCGCGCTGCGACCGATGACGCTCTGCAGGAGAGCCTCCAGACA